AAAAAAGTGAGCTGATCTAACGGCTCACTCGAAATTATTTTACCCGACTTGTCTGCTCCTGTCACACGCATCCCTAGAACGGACGCGTACTGAGCAAATGTATATCGGTTAAACCACTCCAGCACTGGTGTGCGCGCAGTGGCGATCAGATCATCTCCATAGGTTAGAGCTCTGACATCTGTGTCAAAGCTCTCCAAAGTTGGTGGAATATCCACCATTGCCTGGGAGATTTGGTACGCACAAAGTACGTGGTACCAATTAGTTAGTGAATTAAGTACGTCGGTGATCGGAGATCCCGAACAGTTTCCAATTCTCTTTGCAAAAAGCTGGTCTCCAGCAAGTATCACCGATTGTACGATACTGCTCATTAATCCAGCACGCTGCTCCTTTCCTTCGTATCCATACGCATGATCGATAACTGCCAAAGCAGCATCGATTGCGCACTGGGGCACCGATCCATCATAATTAGAGTAATCTACGTCAAAACCTTGGTCTCCTACTTCGAGGAAACCATCGTGGTAAGCCTTCCAGCAAGATTCCTTATCTTGGCCAATTCCATGGCATAAATTGAATCCCGCCCTTCTCTTGTATTCAGCCACAAACTTCCCGAAATATTTCCTCACTAAAAGGGAAATATCGAGGGTAGGCTGTACGAACACTCTAGTCTTTCCACTTCTGACTTTAGCATGAGACACCAACTCGTCCTTGTTGGTAGCCACCCAAACTGTCACTGGCGCATAGCCAGCGGCCAACCGCTCCTCCTGATGCAGCATCAGCTCCTTGAACGTCTTGCCATGGTCTAACTTGACTGTGTCATAGGCTTCACTGTACTCGTACTGAAGAGAATCCATTTCTCCATCAGTCACTGTCTGCTCAAGAGGAACAAAAAGTTCTTTCTTTCCATTTTTAAAATGCTTCTGGTAATATCCACAGGACGTGGACAGTACGAGGGGGTTTAAACCCTCGGCGCCATTAATCATCTCGTGGTCTGTAAGAGGAGTGGGGTCGGCTAACCGCCCCATTTTCTTCTTCATATACTCCACGGTAGTTTGATGAATGGAGTTAGGAATTGGCATCGCCAACTCATTCTGGAATTTTTGTACGTTTGTGTAGAGAGGGTGAACTTTTTCCCCCCCCACGGTTATGGGATGTTTGATTGTTGGAGCATACTCATCTTCCCAATCTTTATGGAACAGTTCGGTGCGCTCTAACGCAGTAGTTGTAGGCTGGAATCTGCTCATTGGGACTCCTTCCCATTTTCCTTTTCCAAATCTCTCGAGGGTGGATAGCCAATACGGTTGTTCACACTCCTCAACTACTACCCCCCATTCTGGCAATTCCACTTCCTCAACAGTTGTAGGCACATCTAGACGAGACATTATACATTGCTCCGCCTCCTCAATCGCTTCGATAGAGAAATCGCACATCGCTACTTCCTTATTATCTCCTACTAGTTTCCACACATGGAACCCGAGGAGTGGTTTGTGGACAGTGCGATTCTGTATGACATACGGTCGTCCGCAGTCACCCGCAATCGTCAAAACTGATGTAACTCCAGGAATTCCAAGGTCATCTCGAAGCTGCACTTGTTTGCTCATACAGAACAGAGCCTGTGAGTGTTCTCCCTCCGGATGTAAGAAAACGGTCATCAGCTTAGTGGCTGAATAATTCAACTTCTGCTTACGAGTCACCACCAAGTGACGTATATTTTTAGCGTGTTGGATAGTCATACCCACCAATTTCACAACTGCTCCGTCCCGCTTTCCGTCGTAGAATCCATTGTCTACTAAACGCTCCAAATTCAGAGCGTCCATTCGTAGAGGCTGGAATCCTACTCGCTTCCCGTTCCTATCCTTCATTTCTATTTCCATAGTTGCCTCACTAGAAGCTTCTTTGAAATGTCTATAGAAATGGAATGGAACAACAAGCGTTCGGTTATCCAGTGCTAGACACGTTAGCCCTCTTGGTGACGACTCGCCGTCAGTAAATTGAACTCTCCTCATTGCTTTAAAGATGCTTGTTTGCACATCCGTCAGTGGGGCTTGATCTTGTGGTTTTGCAAAGGCCCTGACTACATTAGCCTTGCCTTTAACTGGCTTCCTCATGGGTTGTCTAGACCCATTTGAATCGTACTGCGGACCTTGTTCAGTAAAAACCTTACCAAGAATTACCTTAGCAAGCTTTACCGCTGCATAGATCAGCACTGATGAACAAGCCACCTTAAACAATTTGGTCAGCCACTCTACTAACCCTGGCCACTTTTGGCGCCTGGGGCCTGTGTACGCATCTACGTCCGAAATCTTCGACAGCGCGTGCACCAAGGACTCAAAATGGCTACCATTATGGTAAGTGTATTGACACACCTTCTTCAGATCCATTGGGACGGTAAGATAAGCTTGGGACGAAAGTTCTAACCAGTCTTTATAACCAAGTTCCACTGCGCGACTACGAATATCTTTTAATATTCTTTGCGCAGCCATAAAATCCAAGCCGCCTGACAGCTCGAGGCGTTGCACTTGTTTGGCGATTCCTCGCCATAACACCGACTCCGAGACGGGAACTTCCCCTTCAGTATCGCAAAAAGCAGCGCAAACCTTGATTCTATCAAAGTAATCTGCCTCTCTCTTGCGTAATTGGGCTAAGGTTTCGAAAGCAGTCATTTCTATGTCTTCTTTCGGCGCCTTCGCGCTCTCCATTTGCTCGCACGCTGTAAGGATAGCATCCATCTTAGCGTCAATGGACATTCGACGATTATACTCACTTTGGATCTCATCCACTAGTTCCTGCACTGACGTAGGAGCGAGAGTTAGGCTTCCATCAGATAATCTAATCTTTTGGAAAAGCCAAACTTCGTCCATCTTGTCTACCAAATCTTGTCTGGACTTTGCTTTCGCAAATTCTGTCCGAACTTTCTCCATGTCCAGTTTATTATCCTTCTTGAACTCTGGTTTTACGGTTTGGTGCATAGCTATCGGGAATCTGCGAATCAGTGCTGACTTGTCACGGACTGCTTCTATAACGCCCACGCTCTTCTGGTTGGTAGTAGCGCAGATGAACTTAGAATCAAACATCGTGTTCTTTTCAGTAATGCTCGCCATATTCACTGGACAATTAGTTACTGATATCAGGTTAATCATCTGCAACGCGTCCAGATCTTCAATTCCGGCTGCGAAATCATCAGCCATAACCCATAATTGGGACATATACCCATCCATGTATTGTTGGTTGGGATCTGAAGGTTTGGAATACACTTGCCGTCCGACTTCCTCTTTAGTTTTAGCCAACCCTAGGTTTCCCAGAATAACAAACGGAAATAGCTTTGTCCAAGCGTAGGATTTCCCGCACCCTGCGGGACCTTCTATCCACATTCCAATGGGTTCCACTCTTCCATTTGCGTACTCATAGGCTTTCTGCACTCGTGTCATATCGGCGATCACCGCTTCAGCGGTTTTTTGCCATGTAATAGGAAATCCGCGGACAGATGACCCATGGACACGTATTTCTACTGCAGTCTTCTGAAGCCTTTGAAGTTTCAAATAGTTTGACTC